AAGTATTACCAATAGAAGTTTCTGTACCTAAACATACAACGTGTCTAGTTTCTGTTGATATCATTGATAAAGTAGAAGTAGTAGGAGCATTAGCAATTACAGTAGCTCTATTACCACTCATTCCTCCTGAAGTATCCCATTCATAAGTTGCTCCATCTTTTTGAGTAATAACTAAATCTTCACCCCAATTATTGATAGTCCATAACCTTGCATCAAGAGTTACATTAGAAGTTGCTCTAGCAGTTCCCCACGTACTTGTACTCCAAGTTCCTGATCCCCAACCATATCCAAAAGTTTGTTCGCTTGGACCTATATTTAATTGATAAGTAGCAGTACAATTAGCAGTAGGACCAATTGTTGATGTAGCTGTAGCATTACTTGAAATTATATAAGCATCGACATTAGTGATAGATAAGATTTCATATTCAGCATCTAAAGTTGTAGCAGGAATTCCTCCTACTGTTCCACTAGAACTGGTAAGAGTTACAAAATCTCCTACTATCGCTCCATGTGAAGTATCTGAAATAGTTATATTAGCACTTGTATTAGTAGTAGTAAAAGCATTTACTAATGTAGCTGTTTCTCTTATAGGAGTAATATCTTGATTATCACCAGAAGCATAAGCATAAACTTTTCTATCAGTTCCTAGAGCTTCGTATCTAGCTCCATTTAAAGAAAACCACTGTTCTAAAGCTCTTCCTACTCCAACATAATAAGATGTACTAAACTTATTCCAGCCTCCTATTTTTTGAGGAAGTCCTTTTCGAAATCTGATCTTATCTCCGTCAATCCATCTACCTTCTGCACCGGTTTCTGTATTTTCCGTATCTAATCCAGGTTGAAAACTTAATTGAGTTAAAGGCATAATATATATTATATAACAAAAATTATAAAATTATACTAAAATTTACAGATTTTACAGCTTAGTCAATAGAGTATGAGATCCAACTTGACCTCGTAACATAACATTAAAAGATATGGAGTATCTATTTTCTGAACCAGGATATTCTACTATTTCATGTGTTAAATAGTTTCTAAATAATATTAAACTACCAGTAGGAGGTGAAAGTATATACCAAGTAGAGTTATATTCATTATATTCAGTTGAATCAACACACCAGAAATTGCTCATATTGTTTTCTCTATTGAATCTAATTTGTGAACCTGAATGAGGATAAAAAACACCACTTACAAAACAATGGCTATGATAATGTTCATCACCTTTTCCTTTCGGTGGAGTTTGGGTTGCCCATGATTCTACAATTTCAACCTCAAGCCTCTCAGGTATTTTCATTTTATCATGAATAAAATTTTTACATGCATTATATATTTGTTTATTTAAATCAGGAAAAAAATCTAAAACATTTCCGCCATCACTGAATTTAATCGTACTATGACCACTTTGATGATATTTTAATTCTTTAATATTTTTTAATATATCTGCACAATCTACATCTAAAGCGTATCTTCCTACAGGCTCTGCAAATAAAAATAAATCGTTATTTTTCATTTGTTAATTATTTGATTCCAATTTAAATTTTTTAATAATCCTTGTAAAGGAACATCTATTATATTGTTTATTTTTAAATAAGAATTTAATTCTTCAGTATCAAAAATAATCCATTGATCCTGTGTTTCAAAAACTGTTTTATTAGCTTTCGTATCAAAAAAACCTATTTTTTCTAAACGATCACCTGATTGAACTAAAGATCTTACATCAAATTTAAATAATTGATTTGACTTTAAAACCCTACCTTTAATATCCCATCTTTCTTTTTGTGATTGCTCTTTAGAAGGATAAGAAATGTCTGTTAAATATTTAATAAATCTTTTAAGCATTTTTAAAATAAGAAGGTAAACCAATATGCGTTCTAGTATCAAACATATTATCTTTAGCTCCCGGTGTATCTTGATTATTATAATGTAAAAATACTTGAACACACACGTTTCCTTGAAAAGGTTCTCGCCAATGTTCTAGTTCACAACCCCTGTAGACCAGCATGTCTCCTGGTTTTAAATTTACTTTAATTCCTTTGAGTCCTTCTTTACCAGAAGGTTCAAGACGGAGTGTCCAGGGGTCTCCTCCTAAATTCATCGTTGTAGATATCTCACAGCTAAATCTATCTTTATGTCTAGCTAAAACATCGCCATTTTTATAAATCCTGGCAAAAGAATAAGAAGGGTTTAATTTTAATCCTGTAGTTTTTTCCATAAGAGGTTGACATTTTAACATTAAAGTTTCCATAGCGACATCTGCATAATTAGAATAGGTTCCTGGCATCTGATCCTTATCAGTTTCATAGTAACCAAACATCTGTTCAAATGGAGAAAAATATCTTGTTTGAAGACAGGTATCATAAACTTGTTTTTTTATTAAAAAATAATTATATAAAAATAAAGCAAAGTCAGGTTGAATTGCTTCTCGAATAACTACATATTTATTTTTTTTAAATTTTTTCATTTGCTCTCACCGTAAAATGTATAAATCGAAAAGGTTTAATTCCACGATCAACTACATATTCATGTGAAATATATCCTGGAATAAATAAAAAAATTCCTGGCTGAACTTTAAAATGTACTTTATCAGAGGCAGAAGTTACTGCTTCTAAATTTTTTTCTTTTAATTTTAATACTCTAGCACCATTTCTAGGATCTTGTAATGCAGGACAAGAAGTTTTTTCAGAAGCTTTTAAAAAATAAAAACCATTAACATGAGTGTTGGGATGTACATGTCCTGTATGATGGCCGCCTCCATTTTTACAAAATTCTTGTACCCAACTTTCAATAACCTGAGTATTATACAAAGACATATCAAAACCTTGTTCATCTAAAAATTTTAAAGATGTTTCATTTACGTATTTATGAAAATCATTAAAACGATTATCTTCTAATAAAGACGTTGAGTGATAAGAAAAACCAAAATCATTGGTTTGTTTGCTTATTTCTTTAAGACGATGTTTTGCTTTATCTATATATTCATCTGTAATTTTAATTAAAGGTTCTAACAAATTTTCTTTTAATTCAAACCAAGCAGGAGTTTCAAATAATATTTCTTTATGCATACTTATTTCCCATATTCCATGCTACTAAACTATATCGAGTTCCTTTCGTGACTGGTGTTATTCTATGCCATATAAATGAAGGGAATACAGCAATAGATCCTTGTGGCATAATCTCTTTAACACTAACTACGTGATTTTTTGAATCTCTTCCATCAGGATCATAGTTCCTGTAATCGAATTCTAATTCACCACCGGTGTATTCAGATCCATCGGTTAAGTGACACGTTACTGAAATTTTTCTGATTTTTTTACCTTCATTTCTTATATCACAATCCTGATGCCAACCATAATGTTGATTAGTGTTATATTTTGTAAACTGAAGATCTTCAGCAAAATCCAACTGAAAGTTCCATCCTGCTTTTTGATTGGCTTCTTTAATATAAGGTACTATTTCTTTATAAATCCAAGGATCATTCAACCAAGTAATATTAGAATTTCTTTTTTTATAAAGAGTTTTTAAATCATTTTCACTAAGATTATCCTTGCCTCCAAAAGCTCCTGTTAGTCCAATTTTTCCTTGTTTAGATAAAGCATATTGGATTACTTCATTGCAAAATTTAGAAGATAATGCTTTAGTAAAATAATAATAATAATTTTTTAAAACCATATTAAATTCTTCTATTTTCAACTGCGTTAAATTTCATATTTCCTTTAATGTTTGAAACAAAACTAATTAAAGTTAATCTATCTTCTTCTATGCTAGATTCAATAAATTTTTGAGCTGCATGAAAATGATGGCTATCCAAAGCAATCATTCTATTAAATCTTGATTTAATATTTATGGTTTCTTCAAATTTTGAATTATTTTCATTTAAATAATGATCATCATTAAATTGTTTATTTTTATAATTATTATTTTTTTTATCTGAATGTATTTTGTGCATCGAATGTGTTTTGGGTTCAAAAATAGATGTTCCACATTCTTTATGTTTTGATAAATAAATAATAAAAGTTATGTCGTGTCCTACATCCTGATGCACCCATCCTTTTTGTGTATATAAACTTGAAATTTTTTGAAACACTGTTGTGGCATTATAACTTACTTGTAGTTGAGGAGAGGGATATAAAGAAGCTAGCAATTTAAAATTTACATAATTAAAAAAATTGGAATCAATTTCTAATAAATTTTTAGATCTAACACCTGGATATAATCCTTTAGCTGCAGCACCATCGTCCCAACTTTCATTGCCAGTTTCATCATAATCTAATGAATTTGCAAACTCGACTATTTTATCTGGATAATTAAAAAAATTGTCAAAAACTAAAGTAGGGATTAACATTTTAAATTTATTCTTTCATTCCTAGCAGTATAGAATATTTATAACTTAAATAAATATTAAAGTAAATAATAAAAGTCTTTAATTAGGAAGCATCCCAAGAAGATGTGTCTGTATTCCAAATAAATAAATTTTTAGGATCTTCTCTATCGTGCGCCATCCATCTTATATTAGATTCATCCCAATGAATAACATAGAATGTATTAGATTCACCATATGAAATCACGGTTGGATATGCAATGGGTGGTTCCCATAATCCTGTCGTTAAATCTTTAACAAAACTAGCTTCCGATTTAGGGGGAAAGAATAATTGATTTACAGAATCCCAAGTATATCCAATACCAGCATAATTTCCTCTAAAAGCTTTTGATTGATCGGGTCCTTCTTTATAATCTCCAACTGTTATTTCTTGATTGTTTTGATCTATAATTGTTTTAGTTCCTTTAATATGATATT